ATACGAACCGACTATGTTGGTTAAAGTTCAAACAGCGGTTGCCGAGGCGTTTGTATCGTAACGTTCAAAATCAAAAAAAATAAAGAGGGAGTGTAACAGCTCCCTTTTTTTTGACGTTATAAGTATGGCAAACTTCGTTATCAGAAAGAATCAAGTCAACAACATTACTTTGACGCTTCGTGAGCGTTCGCAGTTGGTTAATCCTTACTACCTTATTGTGTTTGAAAATAACTTCAGCACAAGCAATGTAGTGAAGTATGCGAGCGTATTAAACCAAGCACCATCGAATATTCGTTATGATTTGGTAGTAATTGAAGAAACAGCCAGCCCCAATGCTTTGCTTGGTGAGGTTCGTATGTTAGTGGGCGAATGGTCATATAAAGTATATGAAAGCGCCAATCAAACTTTGGATATTTTAGAAACAACGGGGCGTATTTTGCAGCATGGATTAGTAATCGTAATTGAAGATTAAGATGGAAATATTTGGATTAAATATAACTTTAGGCAAGGCAAAAGAAACGCCAGCACCAACTGAGCAAAAAGACTTTCACGGATTTCGCGCGGTCAATACGGAAGGCATGGATTTAAGCAAGCCTTTTGTTGACGATTATAATAGTCGCTCACTTCGATTTGTAGAGTTTGGCGAATCTAATCTTTACCCTCAGATATTGAACCAGTTGTATGTGAGTAGTCCGATGCACCAAGCGTGTTGCAACTTCAAGAAATACGCATTGTGTGGTGATGGCTATGAATGGGTAGGTTACGATGATTTGACTATGCCTGAGAAAATACAAATCGAGCAGTTTGAAATCATGTCGGGGCTTAAAAAAGGTCTGGATAAAATAACTTTAGATTGGATTAAGCACGGGCGTATAATTGCGTTGGTTCGCTTTGACAAAGAAAACAATCGGTACACGCATTTTCGAATTGTCGACCCTGAGTACATCCGTAATTCACGAACGGATTGGATGTCTGATTTGCCTGCTTTGTACTACTATTCAAGAGATTGGGCGGTGCGTCAAATAGGCATTCAGTTTTCACACGTTGCACCAAAGAATTGGGACGAATGGCAGGTGATGGAGTTGAAAAATGAAACGGGCGGATTCAGGTCTTATGGTATGCCTGACTGGGCTGCGAGTGCGAATTGGCAGGTAGTTAGTGCTGACTTAGGATTGTTACACAAGAGCGCTATTGAAAACGGAATACAACCAAGCATTATTTGGAAAATACCTTATGTGATGTCGCCTGATGAGCGTAGTGCATGGGAGGTTAACGCAAGGCATTCTGGCAAAGGTGCAAAGAATTACGGACGCGCTATTAAATTGGAAGCACCATCCAAAGACCAATTGCCTGAGATTGACGTGGTAAACACAACCGATAACCATGCGCTATTTGAGCAAACGAGCAAAGAACAAAAGGAAGAGATTGCAATTTCACACGGTATTAACCCTGCTTTGATGGGCGTGCGTATTGCAGGCAGTTTAGGTCAAAGTGAAGAGATAGAATTTTCAGCAAAGCAATTTAAAAGAATTTGGTTAAATTCAAACCGTAAAAAAGTTGAAGATTTCCTTAATGAGTTGGCGAAAACTTGCGGAATCAAAACACGTTTAAACATCAAAGAAACGGAGTTGATTGACTTCGCGATGGAACAAACAAAACCAAGCGAACCACAAGCACAAACAGAACAACTACAGAACCAATCAAACGATGCTTTGCGCGGGCTTACAGCCAAAGAAAACATGGATATGATGCGTATAATTCGCGACTATGCAAAGGGTAAACTTGCAGAGCCTTTGGCACGTACACGATTGGCTGCGTATGGCATTGATTCAGATACAATAACCGAAATACTAAGCACATGATTTACTACGTAACCGAAGATTTCCTAAAGAATAAAACACCTATTACTCAAAATGTAAGTGCAAAGGACTTAGCGCCATTCATTGAGATGACGGTTAAAACCTATGTGCAGCCTATTTTGGGGTATAATTTTAATCGTGAATTGTTAGAGAAATTTAACGATGAAACTTTGAGCGTAATCGAAACAGAGTTGGTTGAGTTCATTCAGTTCGTGACTGCTTTTTATGCGGTTTACGATGCGATTCCAAGCCTGACATTTAGGATTTCAAACAAAGGCATACAATCGCAATTTGGCGACTATCAAAATTCTGAAGGCGTGGCTACAGTTACATATTTACAAAACAATATGTTAAAGTTTGCAAAGGTTCACGAGAGTAATTTGAGAGCGTTTTTGGACTTGAATAGAAACGCTTTCCCTACCTACTTAGCTGAGATTAACAGGGATATTGAAGCGCCCGACCAAGGCACAACAAGAACAGATACAACATGGCTATAAATACACTTATAACATTACGGGATGCGTTACAAGCGTTCGCGGATGGGCACGGTCAAATACAGCGTATCTTTTTTGGCGCAGATGACAAACGTGCTCCTGTGCTTACAGATGCCGAGTTATTTCCTACTTTGTATGTTGCACCAATCGATGTATTAGTAGGTCAGGCACATAACACGCATAGACTTCGCATTTACGTTTATGAGCGTTTAGATTCGGCTGCGTCTGATGAGTGGGAGAACGCTAACGACACGAGCCTTATTCTGCGTGATATTCGGGTGTGGTGGAACGCTTACGGAATAGATGATATATTAATTAGCGAAGACCCAACGGGAACGTTTAAAACCGATTCTGAACTTGATAACTTGGTTGGTTACTATGCTGAGTTTCTTTTTGAGATTCCCTCGCATGGACGTTGTGATGTACCAGTTAGCATTGAGCCTATTGAGCCTATTGTTTGCGCTCCTGCTAATTATGTAGTCGAATATGCAAATGGCGACCCCATTGAAAGCGGTACTATTCCAAGCGGTGGGAGTGAAACTATTGTAGTTCCGAATTGCCCAGCAGTTGACCCTTCAGATGTGTATATTAACGGTGTTGAGATAGGTACTACTACAAACGGGGAGCAGTTTGATATAACAGTGGAACAAGGCGGTGTTGAGGTTGGCTCGTTTGTGGGTGGCGTTTGGGTTGTGCCTGCGTGCGAACCATGCGACGATGCGACTGCGGTTTTGAAAGATACGGATGGTAACATACTAAGCACAACGGACATTCCAAGCGGAACGAGCGAAGATATAATAGCGCCTGATGCAACATTCGATATTAACGGTGTGCAAGTGGCTACTATTCTAAGCGGTGGCAGTGATTCAATAGAGGTACGTCGCGCAAGTGGCTCAACTCAAGTCGGCGCATTGCAAGGTCAATATTGGAGGGTAGCAAATACAACGGTGCAACTTCGCGATTCAGCGAATAACAATATAGGCTCAGCAAATTCTTATGGAGCAGAATCAAGCAACAACTTAACCGCCCCCGATGGCACGGTAACGGTAAGGCGCGATGGGGTGTTTTTTGCTACTCAGGTGGTGCGGTCAAACGGGACAGAGACTGTAAACGTGCCGAGTGTAGTATCTACTCCAAAAGGACAAATGCCATTAAAGACATTCCAAACAACTCCACAAGGGAGTGGAACGGATGGGGACTTAGAACAAGGGTATGGGGTGTCTTATTCGGTGCTACCTTATAACAATCCGTTTGGCAATACAAACAGATTCACAGCCCCAGATGGCAGCCAAACTTATACGGATGCGATTGCGTGTGATTGGTTAACATGGAATGAAAGTACCAACACGGTGTTAATGATTCATTTCGGTAGTGCAGCGGGTCAAGTTTTGGCAACCAATAGAAGTTTGGCAGATGGAATAACATACATCAATACGCTTACAGTTGGCGGGTATTCAAGTTGGAATATGATAAACAAAAACCAATTGGAAAACATTGTAAACAACGAAGCGTCAATAAATGATTTGAACGTAGCGCCTTTCAACATCGGAGCGGTTGCAATACAAACGAACACAGCTTATTCAGCTACAAGTAGGGTAGTTAAGGAAGCGACGGGACGTATGGCAACACTTACAACAACAGCGCGCACATTAGCAGTTAGAATAGGCACAGTTGCAGGAACAGTAATATCTTAGAACATGAAATACAAATTTGAAAATTATAACATCGAGATAGTTGACCCTACAATAGTTAGGCTGCAATACTCAGGTGAACACGGGTCAAACGCTATGCACGTTGTAGCCACACTACAAACGCCCGACGGTTCACGTTTTGGCGGTATTGACTTAGGTGTATTCGAATACGGGGAAACATACGAAGATGCAGACGTTATGGCGTGGGCACTTGTTCAATTAGACACGTTCAAAGCATGAAAACATTAATGACCTTAGCTAATCATTGGGCGTATTTGGTAACGTTTATTTTGGTGTTCTTTCAGCCGATTCAAGGGCTTTTTATCTTAGTAGGTAGCATTGTCTTCTTTGACATGGTGTTCGCTGTTTATACGGTCGTTAAATTGCAAGGATGGGCAAGTATTCAGTCGGGAAAGCTATTCAATACCGTGCCTAAGTTGATAATGTACTTTTTGGTCCTTATGGTGTTTCACGCGGTTGATGTGCTAATTCTTAAAGATGGTTTGTTCTTTGGTATTCCTGAGATTACAGCCAAGTCAACTGCTATATTTTTGACTTTTATCGAGTTCAAAAGCATTGACGAAAAGGTGATTAAGTTAGGCAAAACAAGCCTATTCGAGCAGGCAAACAAGTTTTTGAAATCGTTATTAAACTTCAAAAAAAACATTAACCAATGAAGTACAAAGAGGTTTTCAGAAACAGTCCGAATAGTAGCCGAACAATGAAGCCTGAAGGCATTGTGTTACATCACACCGCTGGGGGGTATTCAGGGAGCGTTGCATGGTGTTTGAACAAAGATGCTAAGGTGTCCTACCATTGCATCGTAAATACTACGGGAGAGCGCACCGTATTGGTTGCTGACAATGTTCGCGCATGGCACGCGGGCGTATCTTTATTTAAAGGAAAACCGAATTGCAACAACTTTTTATTAGGCATCGCAGTTTCGGGAAATACCAACGAGCGCGAATTGACAAATGAAGAAACAGAATCGGTTGCTGAATGGTGTGTGCGAAAAATGAAGTCTTATGGCTTTGGATTGGACCAAATAACAACGCATCGAGCGATATCACCAAACAGAAAAAACGATGTTGATCAACGTGCCGAAAAAAGAATCAAAGATAAAATTATTGAACTGTTAAAATAAACAACTACATTTGCATCTCTTTTCATCAATTGTTTAGTTTGAAAGCCCGCCTCATCAGTGGGCTTTTTTTGTGCATTAGAAAATAATTTATTTTTTTTTACATTTTGTATTGTCATTTAAAAATAATGTATATCTTTGCTGCATAAAACTAAACAAGATGAACAACTTTGAAAAAACATTTGAAACACGCTACGGAAACCAAATAGCCGAAACACATTACGCAGTTGAGTTTGCAGGCTTCGGAACATGGTCACTAATATGCAACCTTAACTTTGAGGGTGAACGCGAACTACACACGCTAAAAACGCATGACAGCGAATGGATTGATGAGTTAACCTACCTACAAGGCGAAGAGAAACAAGATGCCATTGCTAAAAGGTTCTGGAGTTTGGACACGAAGCAAACGGTATTGCATTCTGTTATCGAATGGATTGAAACGGAACTTGAAGAAACGGACGAAGAATGTAACCTTTGCGCTGGTGATGGCTCGCGATTGGTTAACACAACACGTTTCGACGATGGGAGTGGGGATGACTACGATGGTGATGATGTGGAGTGTTCACGATGTGAAGGTCGTGGGGAATGTTCTAAGGTTAAGAATTATTAAACGATAAACTAAACAAAATGAAAACAGGTAAAGCAGTAAAAGTAAATCTTCCAAATTCAAAATATCACGAAAAAAGAGGCTTTGTAGTAAGTTGTAATGCTCACGAGTCAGTAGTCGACTTCAAAGATGGCACAGTTAAGAAAATAAGAAACAGACATCTGGTCGAGATTGCACCCTACACCGATATGAGCGTTCAGAACCAAGTGGCTATTTCAATTAAATCAAAACTTGAAATGCAAGTCGAATCTATTAAAAGACAGATTGCTGAGGCTGAAAAATACCAAACGCAGTTTTCTGATGGATTTATTTTCGCAATGAATATCACGTTAGGCAATATTAATGACATTTTAAACGGGAAATAATGAACAAAACACATAAGCACCGCATTTTAGACATTCTGCGCGGACTTGACTACGCAGACCAAGCAAAGATACTCGACAGGTGCAAAAAGTCGCTTAAAACCATTGCAGAGCGCAAAGAAAGCCTAAAAGATTGGGCAAACATTCACAAATCATTAACCTTAGAAAATGACAACTAAACAAGAACAATGGATAGGCAACTTTGCTGAGTTCCTAAGCAGCGACGAGCACCGAGAAGTGATTATACAGAACTTCGCTAAAAGATTCGACATCACAATCACACGTGCGCGAGTAGTAGTAAATGAGTTTTGGATGCAACAAATACAAGCAGCATGAAATTAGAACGTAAAAAAAGAGTATTGGATAAGAACGGTGAGCAGTTTTACTTTATGCACGAATCATTCGACCGCTTGCAGAATGATGAAATACACGAGCTTAAAACTGAAATGGCTCAAACGTTTGGCATTCAGGAAGAAACAGCGCACATCAAGTTAACAACGTATTATTTCAACCGAATGATGGATAAGCCGCTCAGGGGCTTTGAACAAGATGGGCAAATCATTTTAGTTTACGGTTCTAAAATAAACAAGTCATGACCCTACTCCCCTTCATTATAACCTTCCAATTCACGTTCGTATCGGTTTCGCACTACTATCCAAGCGTAGCCCAATGCGATGCTGAGCCGCTTATAACAGCCGACATGAGCCGAATAGATACGGTTGCGCTTAGAAACGGTACTTTGAAATGGTGCGCTTTGAGCCGCGATATGCTAAAACGTTGGGGCGGTCAATACGATTATGGTGATAGTATCTACGTTAGCGGATTAGGATGGTACGAAGTACACGATTGTATGAACGCACGCTGGAAACAAAAGATAGATATCCTTAGCTACACACGCACGGGCTACACTAAAAGCGCGATTGTAGAAATTGAAATAAATTAGAATATGAAACTATTTGCACAATCTTTTTTACAAGTCGGTTTAGTAGCTGTAAACACATTATTTATTTCGCGCCTTAACTTTCCTGCTATTTTCGTTTGTTCGTTCCTTATATCGCTTCTATGGGCGTTTAACGTGTCTAAGGTAGCGATTAGCACAACGCGGTCAAAGTTGGTTTATGCTTTTGGCGCTGGGTGTGGAGCGGTAACGGGGTTATCTATTTTAAATTATTTTTCACTTTTTTAATTTGCAATACAAATTTTTGTATATTTGCAGAACAAAACTAAACAACGAAATGAAACACTTAACAATGTCAGAATTAGAAGCATTAGGCTTCGAAATAGTCAAGTCTTACGAGCATGATGAATGGATGACTCAAAGAAGACAAAAGGGCTGCATAACAGTTGAAACAACATGGCTCAAGTCTGGCGAGTTTGTTAGTCAAGATTTGTGGGTTGACGAAGCTATGTGTGAATCATTTACCAAAGCAAATTTGTTTGTATTGGATAAAATTCTAAACCAATGACACCAACCCCTAACGACATCAACACAGCCCTCCGCGTGACCTTATGCGCGGAGGTGTTGCTTATGCTTTTGGAAGACGTGGAGAACACAAACTTTTTTCGCGGCTCAGTAAAGCAGTTCACAAATAACGCTATTAAGCATTTTGGCTCGATTTCCCG